TTATTATTGTCAATAGATATTTATTCAATGACTGGCAAAATAGTACAGCGACAATTCGGGTGAGCTGGAGGATAATCAAATCCTCCATTGAACGTCTTTTTTAATTTTACTGTATCCCCGTTCAAGGGAGCACAGATATCGCAAGCGTCTGGTTCAGCCAGCCATTCCTTTTTCTCAATAACTTCACTTTGTTTATATGCTTCTAACTCGGCTCCATTGGAAGCAGCATTTACTTCTGTCCGGGCAATTCTCTCGGCATCATATTTCCTCCTTGTCTTGAAAATCCCAGAGACCCTTTCTGAAAGTTTTGATATTCCTTCTCCTCCTGTAATCCCATCGCCTAACTCTCTTCTTAACTTTTTCTTTGTGGTTTCGTTTACTTGCTCCGCAAATATCATTGTCTTCTTATTAATATTTTCTACCACTTCATCAGTCAACTCAAATTTCACTCCTATTAATTCACCCGCTCTTCTTCCTCTGCGTTCTGTGATGTCAGTAAATATTGGAACTGCTAACTCAAAGAATATCCTGTTTTCTACATCCCAGTTTACAAGATCTGGAACTTTCTTTGTAATGCTCTTACCAGTAAATTCCGATTCCAACGCTTCCTGAATCCTACCCTCTTGACTTTTGAATAATCTTCTCACAAATACTGTGAATAATTTCTCGTCGCTTTTTAAAATGGCATCATGTTCTTTCCACCAATTCTTTTTCTGATCTTCTGAAAAGGATCTTAATATCTTTTTATGATTCTGTATAAAATATTTAATGAACTCGGATTTTAATTGCATCTTTAATTTCAAACTTCTCTTTCCAGTCAAAACTTTTTTTCTTAGAATTTCTTGTTCTTTCTCCTCTTTATTCTTTTTGTATTCCTTCTCAGTAATCCCTTTTATTGTAACATACTTTACCTTTTCTTCCGAACCACCAACTGGCGACATCGTCATCGGTAAGTAAAAATCCCAACCACCTTTCACTGGAGGCAACCCTTCCAAATCTCTGACTTCATTTATCAACAGCCAATTATTTTTCAAAGCTGTTTCGTATTCTTTCACTATTGAGCTTCTGTTTGCTGGGGTTGGATCTTCAAAATCCAGAAAAAGATTATCACCAAACTCCGGCACCAAAAACTCATTAAGGGTTTCAACCATTGCCCTTATCTTTGGTTCAATAGTCTCTGATAAGAATGCATAAATCTGCGCTTCGGCTTCTGCTCGATTCATTCCCTGTATTCCGAGTATTGATTTTGGTACTCCGAAGGCAGTAAGGATCTGTTGCGTTGTGGTCTCCATCAACTTGCTAAACTCCATATCTTTCATTGACACTGTCAGTTGTTTGAAATCAACCTCTTCTCCTGACAAGATCCCGAGCTTGTGTGCATTTTTATATCCCTGATATTTGTCCTCCCACTTTTTTCTAAACTCCTTTTTCTCAGCCGGAGACATCGATGTTTTTGTAACGAGTATAGTATCTGGGACTGCCTGATTATTGAAGAAGTTCATATTCCATCTGGTCGCATAGATTGAAGTCCTGATAATATCCATCGCGGCTTTTACTGTCGGCAATCCATAAAGTGAACTCTTTGGATTAGTCTGCTTGAAATGTATGATGTCCTCCGGTTCAAAATTCTGAACCTGTCCGTTCGGCATTCTATATTCATAATATTTTATAAACTCTGTTTCCTCCTGTTTAATCGTCACCCAGTCAGGTCTCAGGGCCCAAAGTTCCAAAATCTTTTTACTGTTCTCACCTCTGACTTTATACCAATAGGCATTTCCTAAAAGTTCTTCGTAGGATTGAGTTAAATCAAGCATCGCGAACTTTGTTGTGAATGGATTAACCTGCGCCAACAGATCAAGTATCTCATGGGATTTCTCCTCAGTTATCTTTTCGCTTCCTGCCCTGCCTCCAACCTTATAAAGTTTAAACTCTGTATTGGCCACTTTCTTTGCAATCTTTGAGATACAAGCATGAACTAAAAAAGATGCTTCAAAAGCATCTAAATAATCACTGTTAGTTGGTCTTTGAATTGTCTCGCCGAATAATAAAGACTGCCCCAAGGACAAAAAAGTTTTTCTTTGAAAAAAGTTTATTACTCTTTGAAATACATTTGGCATTACCTTGCCTTAGATTATTCTGTTTATATTATAAAGTCATAAAAATTAATTGTCAAGGGCTAAAGCCATTCTATTGTAAGTGGTGTCACATTCAATAGATCTTTAATCCCAATACAGAATGCATCACACATATCATCGTGAGCTCCCCTTGGCAAAGAACAAAGTTCTCTCCAAAATTCCTCTTGCATCCTGTCCCCCTCTAATAAAAATACTTTTCCGTTTTCAAACAGAGGCACTAACTGTTCATTGAACTTCTGAACTTTGTTTATAGTGGTCTTTACTCCGACAATAGGCAATAGCGAATTTCTCTTTGCTACCTGCACAGTATCGGCTTGAAAAACATTATCCTCAATCGCGATCCTCTTTGACTTTTCCAATTTCCCGGCATTCAGAACAGCTTTAATTCTTTTTCCAAAATCCAACCTGCCTCTGAAAACATTAATAATATAAATATCCTGCTTCTTGTTAATCCCGAATGTTATCTTCGCGGTATAGTCCCCTTTGTCAGGATCCTTGCCTACCGACAAATCCCATCCACTATAAACTGTCAATCCCTTTGGTAATTCCTTATATGTTTTCTTCCAGTTTACATCAATTATTTCACCGACCAAATCCACAGCCATATTCCTATACTCTTTCAAAAACCATTTCTCTCCTGACAACTTTGTGATCTGCGCCTTCTTGGCCATGAGTTGATCCCAACTCCACTTCTCTGGATATAAAGTGATGTGCTTCCTCTCGTTAACGATAGCATCATAAGTCCTGCTGATCCAATTCCTTTCTCCCTCTATGCTCTCCCAGTCTACACTATAAATATCATCCTCTCTTTGTAATGTTCCAACTATTATAATCTGGGTATCTGGTTCGGCCATCGGCAATATTTCAGTAGCCAGTCTTTCCTTTGCTTTCTTGTTTGCATCATCGCTATAAATAACACTGCTATCAATTATGTCATCCAAAATAATAACATCTGAATGTCCACCCCTAATCTTGCTCCAAAATCCTTGAACAAATATCTCGCTCCCATTTGAAAACCTGACTTGTTTTTTATTATCCAAATCCGCGCCTACTAATAGATCTTTGAAATATGGCGTCCTTGCCCATTTCTTTTTTATGTGATCAAGAATATCAATGGCCAGTGGATCCGTTCCGCTAAAAATCCTTATGGTAATGCCGGGCTCAAACTTTGCCCGGCTCAATACATACATCTCAGAAAAGAAGAATGTTTTTAAATGATCCCTTGGGGCCTTGATATTAATACCAAGACATCCAAGAAAACTATCCCATTCTTCGTGTAGATCCCCCAGTCTCCAATTATTCCTTTTTGCCTTTGGATGATGCGGGTAGATCTCCTTTTCTATTAGTGTCGGCAGGTGGTTTTGATATACCGCCTCCTCTATCTGGGAGTCCTTGTAATTCTCTCCAAGCCCTAATAAATTCTTTTTTGACTTCTGGATCGGCATTCTTTAATAAGTTAATTAATGTTTTAGATTTATCCTCTATCCCAATCTCGCCAAGTTTTCTTTCAAATATTCCCGCGTCAAACATCTTATCAAATATATCCTTGCTGCTATTTCTTATTTCCTTGATAGCGGCAATCTTGTCCCTTTCCAAACCCCCCGCATTCGTTATGATAAGCCACAACCTTTTCTTCAGCTCCTCCACCTCATCCTGAAACTTGGCCAGCACCACATTGACCGTATATCTATCCAACCTTTTCGTCCTCTCCCTTCTAATCTTATTTATCAGTTTATTGATGTAGTCCTTATCAAGAATCAATGGTTTTCCCTGTTTCGCCAAAGCATCCTTCACATCAAAAATAGTGGAGTCCGGCTTGATGACCAGAATCCTCCTTATCTGACTTATATGCTCCTGCTGTTTCTCTTTTGTGTATCTCATTTATCCCTTATTTTACGGTTATGATTTTCCATCCACGCAAGTTAACCACTTACTCAACTTTCCGATAAAGTCCCCACGTGGTCAGTTCTTGTGACGCTCTCGTTCCCTTACTTTCGTTTTCAGCCCTTTTCTACCGACAATCCCCATATCATGCTCCCACAAGACAACGACGACAAAACCCATCCTTTTCAACTCCCTTATCACTCCCCCCTGCCTTTCAACATTTCTTTTTATCTTCCTCCTCCAAAATCCTCTATTGGTCTTCGGCAACCTGAAGTGCCTCCCGCACCCGTGCCAAAAACACCCGTTCACAAACACTACCATATTCAAGTCCCTCACGTAAACGTCAGGGTTCCCAAACATCTCCGGCCACATCCTATGCCTGATCCTATTCCCCTTCAACCAATTATGCAAAATCATCTCAGGTTTAGTCCTCTTTCCCCGGATGCTTGACATTATCTTGGATCTTTCTTCTTTTGAAAATTTATCCATATCTCCGACAAATAATTATTGAAAAGATAATCACTAACGTTACAACTCACGGCATTTCCCAACTGCCAATACCTCTGACTGTCACCCACTCCCTCAGTCCAACCGTCAGGAAACCCCTGCAACCTCTCGCACTCCCTCACTGTCAGATACCTGAACCAATCCTTCTCCCACACCAACTTCTCCCCGCACCCATACATAGTGGTCAAAGTCCCGACCCTGTCATACCCACCTATCAACTCAAAATTAAAC